TTGTCGAAAACTAGACCCTGCGCCTTGCAGTCCATTGCTAGCTGACGAGCTGACATTGGGTCAACTGGGCGGCCACGAACACCAAAGAAAAGGCTACCACGCGCGTAAGCGGCCTCTAGACCCGACTTGCGACCCTTGGGTAGGGGATCACGACACTGCTTATTATTCTTATCGAGAACCTTTCCAGCGGCCTTGCACATTTCACGCATCTGGGCAACAGTCATTGCGTTGCCACGCTTAGACGCACGGCACTGCTTGCTATCCATGTCAAGGACTAGACCCTGAGCCTTGCACGCAGCACGAAGACTGGCAACACTGGGACCCGCGCCTGGACCGCGACCACGGGGAAGGGGTGCACGGCACTGCTTAGTATCCTTATCAAAAACAAGACCCTGCGCCTTGCAGGCCATTGCTAGCTGACGATCAGAGTTGGGGTCGACTGCGCGACCACGAGCACCAAAGAAATTACCGAGATTTACCATTTTATATTTAATAATTAGACAAGAAAAAAAATTTTAAAAAATTAAGAAAAAATTTTAATGTATTTCGAAATTAAAATTTCACTAAAATTTAAAGATTTTAAAAACGCGGTTAAATTTTGAGATTGAATAGGAGTTCTCGCGATATCTTCGATATTTACTTTTATTTCATCATAATCTACAAATAATTTACGCGCAGTTACAAAATCGAAATCTTCTCCTATTTTGTATTTGTTTAATGCTATAACAGCTTCTAAAGTTTTATATTTTTTAATCAGTGTGTATGCCGTTTGTGGTCCTACACTCTGTATGTAAGGACAATAATCGCATCCACATAGAATGGAAAAATCTACAAATTCTGTATATGACATCTCAAAATCTCTTAAGATTTTAGATAAAGATAATTCTTGAATACTATTTTTAATATTTGTTTTTAATACACATTCGCATCCAAATGTTAAAGTATCTGTGTCATCAGATACTACATAATCTACTTCATTGATTTTTTTAAGATAAACACATGTCTTTTCCGCTTCTCCATCAGCCTGGATATATGGAATACCCGTATATTTTAAAAAATTTTTACATTCGTCTATATGATACTTAGTAACATATACTATTTGATTGGATAACCTTTCCATTTCTGCTTTAATACTTTTTGTTTCAGACTCCGTAGTTTCTGATGTAATAGAACTTTTAAGATCGGTTATTTTATCTTCTATTTTTTTCCTATTGTTTTGCCTTTTTTGTAGTACATTTTTTTTAGCTTCAGGAGGGGTTCCATCAAAAACAAAAATTGGAAGAATATTATTTTTAAGATAATAATTAATACGATTTGCGAATCCTATAATATGACTGTTTGGTACTTTAGACATATGAACATACTTGTAGATTAAGATACTACAATCAATTGCCATCTTTTTACCTGAATATTGCTTTATTGATTTTTCCGAGATAGATTCCGGTGCGTATTTCTTGATAAGTGTATTTAGGCTTCGGATACCCATTATATGTTAGTTATAATATGGGTTCTAACTTTAAGTTAATTCTTTGTCGTAAGTTAATCCCTGAAATTTAACGAATCTACTATTACCTCATGTTCGTTATCGTCGTCATTAATTTCTATTGTTCTTTTCGGGAGTTTAAATTTAATGTGATTTTCGATACCATTTTTTCTATAATGTTCGACTTCTTTCCAAAAATTTAGCAGAATAGGTATATTCTCCGACAACCACTTATGATTTATATGTATTCTAACGATATTTAGTATTTCCTCAGAGTGAAAGTCTGCTGGTTTATATTCAATAAAGTCCGCTTTAGTTAAACCCGTAATAAACATATTTAACTGCACCTGTGGATAATAATACTTTGGACAAACATTCATTACTATCTTTCTCCTATATGGACACTTAACCTCTAAAAGTACAGCATCATCTGATGGATTCTCGCTTTTAACACATATTCCATCAGGTGAACCAGCTAGAAAGTAGTTTGATTCGATATTAGTTGCGTGTACATCCGTATAAGCTATTAATCCAAAGTTATAGTTCGTCATTCCCATAACGCGACAGTATTTTTCAATCGCGAAGTCTTCATATTTTTGACCATGTAATGTAGCCACGTTGCCAACAAATGGTTTAGGATCGAACCCGCATTTTTTAAATAAAAGTTCGTGAGGTTTTTGATATGGATTAATACCAAGAGCGGTAGCAGCGTCACTTGATGTTAATTTATCCTGTCTCTGCGCGAACCATTCTGGACTTCGTTGTTCATGTTGTGGGAGTTGTAGTAAGAAATCTATCTTACTATTACCAGTAGACATTATTAGTTTAATAAATCATGTCTTTAAGCATTATTTTGAAGCTTTAGTTTTTTTTGATTTTGTAACAGTCAATACTGGTGCTTTAGTTTTTTCTTTGTGTTTGGCTAGGTCAAATTGTTCATCTACTTGTTGATACTTTGAGTTGTAGTTTTTCTTATGAAAATCCCATAATTCTCGTGATCCAATTTTAAACTGTCTGTCTGGTTTTGCTCTATACCAAAAAATACAATCTTCAATTTTATTACTTCGTGACGTGTTGTCTAAAACCATACAGTCGTATCCCTCAGTACATGAATTCATGACCTCTCTAAATGTCCCTGCGTCTGGAAATATACCGAAAAAATTTTTATATAATTTATCTTGATTTTGTACAATATTTTCTCGTAGTACAAATACAAAATCTATATTAGCTCTTAAATCAGGCGGTAAATCCATACAATATTGCATAGTTAAAATAAACATGAGACGCCAATGTCTACCATTCATAAATATACCTCTAATGTTTGGATCTCTTATCATTTTTTTATCATACATACAATCATCTAATAAAACGAATGCGTCATTTTTACTCTTTGCGTCAGACTCTTTAGCCGACATTATCATTTTTTTCTGTCTATTGATAACACTTTGTATGACATCGGATTTATATTCAGAGTGTATAAATAAATCTGGTATAAACTCAGAATAATATTTATTACCATCTTCAGTTGCTGATATTGCTGTGCCTATTGGTACTTTTCTACAATAATATAATATATCTTTAACAAGTGTACTTTTTCCAGTTCCTCTTTTCCCTATAAATACGCAAGTTGCGGGTCCTGATCCAGTTACTCGTCTTTCTTCTATTACACGTGGATTAAATTTAGATATCTGGATGTTTGCCATCTGTTATATATTAAGCAGAGATTTTAACTATAATATTTGACGCATTTCTTTAGATATCAGCCATTGCTTTTATGCTGTCCATACCAGAAACCGTATTAAATTTAGATCCAGCATCAACAAAATTGTCAGTTAGTAAAGTTTCTGTTCCCTGTGATATAAAATAGGCGTATGTAACTGTAAAAACTGCAGAAACAAGAATAGCTGTAAATCCTTTAGATTGTACAGTTTTAAAATTTTCATTGTCTGAAACTTCTAGTATTCCGTAAACTACTACTAATATACACACAAACACTACAAGGGTTGTCCCATCAAAAATAAACATCTTTATTAATGTTTATTATTTAATTTTTAATATTTTAAACTTAAAAGTACACTGTATGTGGTATCTATTTTTACTCTCTTTTGTACCAAATAGTAATTTAATTATGTCGAACGAATTCACAAGATATAATGACATTTTAGTTAACCATGACCTTCCATGTCATTTATCTTCGTGTCGTATTAAAACTTTTAAAAGCGCTATAATTAAACACTCGCAAACAAAATATAATAAGAAAAATATTTACGAATTACACGATTTAGTATCTTTTCGTTTTGTATTTTACAATAATGAAGACTTGTTAAGATTTTACCACTACAATAAACTAGAAAAAGATATAGTATATTTTCATAATTATATTCAGCATCCCAAAGATAATGGTTATAAAGCACTACATTTCCATTATAGAATATCTGATCAAAAAATAGATAAACTAGAATGTCAATTGTATATTATAGAAGACTACTATGATTCCTTATACGGAAATAGTTCAGGTTATAAAAAATATTTAAACAATTTAAAAGATTAGTATATATATATAAATATAAAATGTTAACTGATAACGAAATTCAATCAGTAATTAATTCTAACGATATTGTACTTTTAAAATTTACAGCAGACTGGTGCGATAGCTGTAAGAAATATGATCATTTTATTAATGACCTAAGTGTACACGTAGAAGCTATAGACTATGATCTTAATGAAGACTTAGCAGATGAATATGAAGTTCATAAATTACCCACAGTGATTATATATAAAAATAAAAATTTAGTAGAAAAAATAGAAGGATTTATTACTAAAACCGAGTTTGTTAAAAAATTATCAAATATTAGTTCTCTGAATTAGTAAGTGTTAAGCATTGTAGAATGTATAAAAATAAATTTACTATGTCTAAGTATAAATTAATAGATGCTAATACAAAATCATCTTTAGAATAAACATGATATCTGTTTGACACTATCATTTTTGTATCATATATAATAAATCCTGAAAATACAATAGATCCGAACCCAGCTATAAATAATTGTAAAAAAGAACTCATTATAAATATATTAATGATACATACAAGCATTAATGAAACTGTTGTTATAAACAAAAATTCTGTAAAATAACTATTAATATTGATAAAAAAAGCTATGATTGTCATCAATAATAAGTCTGTAAGAGTTACACCAGCCGCAATAATAATAGTTTTAGGATCATAATATAGTAACATATTACTAATCATATAACTCATCGACATTGAGAATATTATTAGTAAAATATATTTACTGAATTTTCGCTGAAATATACTACTACAACACAAAAGTGTTCCAAATGTCATAATCACCCCACATATAGATAATCCAAGAAGTCCTCTACCTACGTCCGATCTATAAAAATTTAACAGATTATTTAAATTAGAGTATAAATATAAACCAAATGTAGTAATTAATTGAAAATCTAAACATAAATATACTTTGGTAATAAATCTTGTTCTTTCTTTTGACGTCATTAAATTTTCTGTTAATTGTTCTTCAGGTATATCAATAGGATACATCATCATTATTATTAATATTTATTGATTTTTTAAATTACTTTAAAAATCATAAACTGAACGTTGACATTTAAAATCATTACCTAATAACCACCACGCATATATCTCAAATAAATTATTAACCCATCCTGGATTATTATTATCTAAACCCCTCCATACTCTGTTTCCTCGTGCATTTCTAATCCATCCAAAGTTCCATCTTCCTCCTCCCTGAAAATCTACAATTGTTAAATGAATACACCATAGTCCATCATTAAATGGACAATATGTTGCGTGAATTTCTATACCCTGTTCTCGTAGTAAAACGTCATATTGACACGGTCCACCTCTATCCATACTAATTATTTAACATATATATATTATTTTCTTATAAATAATTAAAAATGAGTGAATGTGTGTTTAATCCAGAGACAAAAAGATGTGTTCTTAAAAATGGAAAAGTAGGACAATATGTGATTAAAAAATACGGATATATTGATCCTAATAATTGTGTATACAATACATTAACGAAAAAATGTACAAAGAATACTAAAATAAGTCCTAAAATAAGTCCTAAAATAAGTCCTAAAATAAGTCCTAAAATAAGTCCTAAAATAAGTCCTAAAATAAGTCCACAGGCTATTAAACATATAACTCATCTAGCAGCTGGAGTCAAATTATCACATGCTCTTAAACATATTTCTAGTAACAATTGTGACATAGTTAACATTTTAAATAATAATGGTTTTAAAATTATTAAAATTGAATCTTTAACTAAAAATTCAGCTAGTCAGACAGTAATTATTAAACTTACAACAGATAAAGGATTGGATATCTTAGCAAAAATAGGATACCAGATGCGAAATATTCAATTTGATGAATTATTTGCTGAAAATTTCATCTATAAATTTTTAAATAAATTTAATATTCCATTTGTTGTAGAATATATTAAACAGTTTACGTGTCCTAATATAGATAATTTTTTAACAAAACTTCCTAGCGGTATTGCTAAAAAACTACGTGAAATTTACACCGTAGATGCCCGAGGATTTAATATTTTACTTACAAAAATGTGTAGTGATAATTGTAAAACTTTACATGATTTATTAATAACTAAACCAGATTCAAAAACTATAAATGCTGTATTACTACAATGTATGTATGCTCTAGTGTACTTTCAAGAAATTGGAATACAACATAACGATTTACATATGAATAATATTTTTGTAGAAGAAAATCCATCTAATATAACATTAAGATTTAATGATAAAATTGTATTTAACTTCTCATCTAAATATATAGTTAAAATATACGACTTTGATTATGCTAGTGTTGTACCAACTAGATTTAATTATAATACATTTTATCCAAATGGAAGAATTGATTACGCAGCACAACGAAAATTATGTCTTTCTAATAAATCAAATCATGGACGAAGAGATACAGCTCAATTTTTACTAAATTTTGCGGGTTATAATACTACTAAATTATTAGAATAT